CAACCAGAAGGGCGAGCGTGACGACACCCCGGAGAAGAACCACCCGTGGTCGGATTACGCCGACGCGCTGCAGTACGCCTGCCTGCAGCACGACGGGGGCAAAGCGGTTGGCGGGCCAGTTCGCGCGGTTGCTGTTAAAGTGAAGCCTGCCCCCTACAGGTGGGCAGCATAAAAACAAGGGAGTAAGACAGTATGTCGTCGACTTTCCCCCCGCCCCCGCCGCAGCGCGACCCGGTTTCAGCCGCTACTTTCACCCCCAACGCAATGGCGCCGCGCCCCGGCGCAACCGCGCCAACCGGCGTGATGCCAATGGTGCCCTCGGTGGGCGGCATCCTCTCGATGGAGGGCAACGCCACCATCGAAGCCCGGCGCGCGATCGCGCAGGAGAACAACGCAAAGCCCGTCATCCAAGGGCTGGCCGGGCACGTGAGGAAGCAGTGGTCCTACGCGCTCGACGCCAAGCGCCAAGATGTCGAGCAGCGCATGCTCAAATCACTGCGCCAACGCCGCGGCGAGTACGACCCGGAAGTGATCGCTGCTATCAAACAAATGGGTGGCTCCGAGATTTTCATGGAGCTGACGTCGAACAAGTGCCGCAGCGCCGCCGCGTGGATACGCGACGTGATGATGGGCACCTCCAACGACAAGCCGTGGACGATCAAGCCCACGCCCGAAGCCGAGCTGCCACCACAGGTGCAGCGATCAGCGGCGAACGCAGCGCTGGCAGATGCCAACGCGTTCACGCAGGCAACCGGCCTCCCGGTGGGGCCGGAGTACATCGCGCGCGACGCGGCGATCATCTACGACCGGACCAAGGCGAACGCGAAGAAGCAGGCCACCGAGCGCATGGCCCGCATGGAAGTGAAGATGGAAGACCAGCTCGCTGAGGGCGGCTTCCACAAGGCGCTCTCCGAGTTCATCAACGATCTCGTGACCTTCCCGGCGGCGATCATCAAAGGTCCGGTCGTCCGGAAGAAGAAAAAGCTGAAGTGGGCGCAGGGGCAGGACGGCAAGACCACCGTGCAGGCCGAAGACTACCTGTGTCTTGAGTGGGAGCGCGTTGACCCGTTCATGGCGTATCCGGCGCCGCACGCAAGCGGCGTAGACGACGGCGACTTCATCGAGCGCCACAAGCTCACGCGCCAAGCGCTGAATGAAATGAAGGGCGTCGAGGGATACAACGACGCTTCGATCGACACGGTGCTCGATCAATACGGACGCGGTGGACTCTCCAATTGGCTGGACATCGACTCTTCGAAAGCGGCAGCAGAAGGGAAGTCCACCGCAACCATCGGCGCGAACACTGACGGGCTGATCGACGCCCTGCAGTACTGGGGCAGCGTGCAAGGCAAGCTCCTTGTCGAGTGGGGGATGCCCGAGACGCAGGTCGCTGACCAGATGAAGGAGTATCACTGCGAGGTATGGTTGGTAGGTGAGTGGTGCATCAAGGCCACGATCAACGCGGACGCGCTCGGGCGCAAACCCTATTACAAGGCGTGCTATGAAGAAATTCCGGGGGCTTTTTGGGGCAACAGCGTTCCAGACCTTTGCCGAGACTCACAGAGCCAGTGCAACAGCGCAGCCCGTGCGATCGCAAACAACATGGGCATCGCTTCTGGGCCACAGGTCACCTACAACATCGATCGCCTGCCGCCCGGCCAAGACCTCACGCAGCTCTACCCGTGGAAAGTCCACCAACACACTTCCGATCCGTACGGTTCTACTTCTAAAGCGGTAGATTTCTTCGCTCCGCCAATGATCGCTGCCGAGCTGATGGCGATCTACCGCTTCTTCTCCGAAATGGCCGACGAGCACACCGGTATCCCGCGCTACATGACTGGGGACGCGACGTCCCAAGGTGGCGCGCTCCGGACCTCGTCGGGCATGTCGATGCTGATGCAAAACGCGGGCAAGTCTATCAAGCAAGTCATCGCCAACATCGACCTGAACGCAATCGAGCCGCTGGTCTCGCGCCTGTGGTACCACAACATGGTCTTCAGCACTGACCAAGAACTCAAAGGCGACGTCGCCGTGGTTGCGCGCGGGGCGACGGGTCTCATCATCAAGGAGACCCAGCAGCAGCGCATCAACGAGTTCCTGCAGCTCGCTCTCACCAACCCCCTCGTCAACCAGATCGTGGGCGAAGAGGCGATCGCAGCCATGCTACGCATCGCCGCGAAGAACCTCGATATGGACACCGACCAGATCGTGCCGCCGCCGGAAGTTATCCGGGCACGCGTGCTCGCGGCGACGCAAGCTGCGGCGCAGGAGAAGCAGCAACAGCAAAGCTTTGCGATGGCCATGGCGACCGCTCCGAGCCAAGAGCTGAAGCTAGAGAAAGGGCCGGACGGCGAGGTGCTTGGCATGACCATAATCGACAAGCAACAGCATGTCCTGCAAGATGCGGGCGCTGTTCCCGCGCATCCCGGTCTGCCGATGGACGCGGGCAAGAACGCAGCTAAAACGATGAGCAGCTCAGGACAGGGAGCGGTAGACACTTTCTCGCCGAAACGAACGCATTAAGTTTTTCTAAGGAGTTATAGCAATGAACGTATACACGATTGATTGCGCCCCGAGTAACGCCACCGTTGGTTCTGTCTCTGCTTCGGCTTCGCCCGGCGCGGGCGCCATCGTGATCGGCGGCACACTCGCCTCGGGTGGCGTCGCGACCCTTGGTGCGGCACAGCTCATCACGCTTGTCTCGGGCGGCAATGACACGGGCATCACTTTTACGATCAACGGCACGGACGAGAACGGCGACACACAGACTGAGAACGTTACCGGCGCTTCCGGCGGCACGGCGACGTCGACCAAGTACTTCAAAACCGTGACGAGCATCACGCACACGGGGTCGGTGGCGACCACGCTCAGCGCAGGTAACGCCGTCACGTCGCTGTCGGCGGCGTTCAAGTTCTACCGACAGGTCTCTCCCGCGCGCGTCGCGGTCGGCATCTCGCTCGTATCGGGTTCCTCGACATATACCTTGCAGGATTGCTTCACGAACGCGCCGCATACGTTGTGGATCGACAACGCGACGGTGTCGGCGAAGACGGCGAGCTTCGAGTACGCGTACATCGACACACCATGCATGGCCGCGCGCCTGCGCATTACCGCGTCGACGGTGGGCGTCCTGCAGGCCAATTTCGTTATCGCTCGGACCTGAACAGAACATGGCCGCTACCTACGGCATGACGATCGCCTGCAGGCTCGACCTGCTGCAAGGCGTTCATCAGCCCGGCGACGCATACATGTTGGCGTTGTATAGCTCGAACGCGACACTCAACGCGTTCACCGAGACGTACATGAAAGAAGCAGAAGTGAAAGGGAAGGGGTACATCGCGGGGGGAAAACCCCTCATTGGGTACCACGCGTGCATAGAAGGCACGCGCGCCGAGCTGTGTTGGGACAAGGAAGTGCGTTGGGCGAATTCAACGATTCGCGCTCGCCACGCCTTGATCTATAACAAAAGCAAAGGGAACCGCGCAATGACCGTCCTCGATCTTGGAGAAGAAGCGTCCTCAACAAACGGCAACTGGGACATCGTGCTCCCCGACGCCGTCATCTGGATCGGAGGCTAGCCATGGCGGATGAAGAAAACAAAAACGGCGCAGACGTAGCGGTCGACGCGATGGGCGTGAAGCTGAACGTCAAAAATGTCAAGAGCCTCAATACCGGGGCGACGCTCTTCTGCGCGGGCATGCTCATACTGCTCGTGTCCATGGGTTACGTCCACACGCGCGAGGCGAAGGACGACAACCTCGCTTTCATCGCCGCCATTACTGAGCAAACCAAGGCGATCCGCGAGGGTGTTAGGGCCACGCAGGACGGCACCGCTGCCAATCGGGAGCAGACCTGCATGCTCAAGTTCGAGCAGAAGGAACGTACCGACGTCAACGCTAACTGGTGCAGGCAGATCAGCGGCGTGGGCACGCGATGATCACTGTCCAACAGTTCTTCACGAACCCAACCACGGGCGAAGAGAAGCAGCACACCATGGCCCAAGAGGTCGCGGTTGCGGAGCTGTTGGACGACGTGAATTCTTTGCAGGAAGAGTGCGCGCTGGCAATCGGCAAAGACCTACCAATCGACCCCGACACGCACACCGAAATCAGCGGCACACGCAACGGTACGGGCGGTGGCGGTTTCAGAGAGCTTGAAGAAGGGCCGTCAAAGTATTCCTCGCATAAGGTCTTGTTCGTGCAGATGCCGAGCGGCACGTGGGTGGTCGACACGCTCGCGGCGAAGGCAGCGGTCGACAGATACGACCCGAGCAACGACTTTGATACGTGGCTCGATCAGTTCGAGCTGCCTGACGGCGACAACAGCAAGCTGCGTGAGTACAACCTGTTTCGCGAGCACCCCGACGATACGCCCGGCTGGTGCCACCTCACTAAGCGCCCACCGCGTTCCGGCCATCGGACGTTCAAGCCATGAACATCTACGTTAAGCTCGGTCTGATTCTGGCTATCGTGCTGGCGGTGGGTGCTGGCGTCTATTGGACGAACAACCAGATCGAGCACGGTAAGAAAGTTGCTTACAACGCCGGGCGCGATGAGGCGTTGCTCAACGTAGCGCGGCGCGATAACAAGCAGCTCGTCGACGCTCAGAACGAGATTAAACGCCTCCGTGCGCAAGCGGCCGCGCAAGAGGCGGAACACCAACAACGCATGGTCGAGCTGGACCAGAAAGCCACACGGGAGCTGTCCAATGAACGCAAACGCCGGGACGACTTTATTGGTGATGTTGCTGCTGGCCGTATCCGGCTGTTCGACCCCGCCGCGCGGAGAGCCGACACAGGCTGCCCCGGCGGTGGAGTGGAAACCGAGGCCACGGATGTCGCCACCGGCCGCGTGGGCAATGGAGCCCGAGGTGCCGAACTTTCTGGAGCGCTTGCGAGCTTTCTCGGAAGTGAAGCCAACCGAGCCGACCAAGTAGTACACAAAGTTGTTTACCTGCAGGGCGTGGTGCGCGAATGCATGCGCGTCGGCAGCATTGAGTAGTTAAACCCAAAGGAGAGAAAATGACCGTTCACCACGCGGAAGCACATCTACTCGGACACGGCGGCTCAGCGCCGAGACCAGTGTCGCCTTCGCTCGTCAAGCTGCAGATGTGCCGCCATGGATCAATGATGTTTTTTCCGCACGACACGTACATCGGCGGGTCGTTGGAGAAGTATGGTGAGTACGCAAAAGAAGAGACCGATTTCCTGCTGGTTGCAACGCCAGTCGGGGGGATCGTCGTCGAGGTCGGCGCCAACATAGGCTGCCACACTGTCGCGCTGGCACAGAAGGTAGGGCCGCAGGGACACGTCCTCGCGTTCGAGCCGCAGCGCATCATTCACCAGATGCTGTGCGGTAATCTCTCGATCAACGCGATTTGGAATGTGAGCGCGGAGCGCGTGGCGCTCGGCAACAAGGAGGGCATCATCTACGTCCCTCCGATGCAATACAGCGAGCAGGGCAACTTCGGTGGCGTGGAGCTGACCGAGACAGC